TTTCTTTTTTTTTTTTTTTTTTTTTTATTTATGAAAATTAAATTAAACATAACTCAAATACCACAGGGTAAACTAGGGATTTAAGAAACGGAAGTTGATCTCACCAGTTGGGCGGGTGGGCCAAAGTCGTTGTTTGTCGAATTCGGAACGGACACGTAGGTCGAAGTTCTGTAAGAACGTCTCTGTGTACGTTGGGAATCTGTGAAACTGAGGGGTTTTAGGGTTAAACTGAGCTTGGCTCGGGTGAAACACTTTCCATTCAGGTTCGATTCCTATCTCCTTAGTCAAAAAGTTGTAAACATCAAGACATACGTCGTAAACATATTTTGATGATCCCATAGCGGCTTGGGCTATTCCTGCTGCGGCGGCGGTGTGTTCGGCGGGGCGGCGGGGTCTTTCTGGGTAGAGAAGGTGGGCAAGTAACTCTGCTGGGGGGCGGGTTGCGATGCCACATGTGTTGCGATACGATAGGACTTCAACGTCGTCAGTCGATTCTCCATAACTAGTCTTGTCAGGTGAAAGGTCTGCGTTGAAACGTCTTTTCGCTTCTTTCGCAAGGTTCGCGATGAACTGCTTCTTGTCGTGAATCATTTCAGGGAAGGCGCATAGTGAGTCGTCTCCTTGAACAAATAATTGAAAGTTGGAACTTTCGATATTGATTCCGAGGGCTGAGAGGCAGGTGAGGAGGTAGATTGCATTGACAAATGAGTCAAGTAGCTGGGTTTGTTGGAAGCCTGAAGCTATTCCATTCCACTGCCATTGATACATATTGCCAGATTCGGCTTTGATGGGGGTATGCTTTATTGCATTCGTCATCCATTGCCATAATCTTTCAATCTGCTCTTCGCGAGTTTTGGTGTCTGTGTAATCGTAGTCGTCGCTTTTCTGAGGCTCGTAGCCAGAGTCAAAGTCGAACCATGATCTCCAAATATCATGAACGTCATCTATCACTTCGTGTAGTGCTTTGTGATCAAAGCCACTCCAGTCGGCGGAGATTATCATGTTATATTGTTTGGATGTCAGGGTTTGGATTAGCTTTCGCCATCCACCACGGATAGTTTCGTATCCCCAAAGGAGGGGAGAAGTGCCAAGCGGACGGTTGAGATGATCTTTCTGGATATTCCAGATGAACATGTTTTCGACCATTAATAGGAGTTTTGGGACTCCAAAAACGGCTCGAATCTTGTCGGGCTTGTCTTCTTTAACCATGTGTGAGCGTGAGTGCAGGTAGGTAAATTCGTACGGGACGGGTTCTCCATTGTCATTCCAGAACGGTTTGCGGCCATATTTGATATCATGGACGAGTTGTCTGTTAATGTGGAAGATCTCGTTGTAGAGATTATGGAAGGTGATTCGATGGGTATCGATTTCTCCTTCTCTTGCCTTCTGTCTAACGTGCTCTTGCCAGAATTTACTTTCTGTGAAGGGGGCTTCTGCGGATACCGGGAGGGTCCAAGGGTAGTACCTTAGGTCGGGAAACGAAATTGGTTTTAATCTGCGGGTTGGGCGGAATAGTTTCTCACAAACGCGGAGGGCTCTCTTATAATGAAAGTCTCTGGGAACATCGTGATAGGGTAGATCCGTTTTAAGGAAGTCGTCTTCTCCGGATTGGGCGTCGGTTGCGGATCGGCGGTAGCCAGATATCGCTTCGTTGGCGAGGGAGGGGGGACAGATGCTGTAGATTGCTTTCTTTGTGAGGCGTTCTACGAATCTTTGTTCCTTTTGTGAAGTACGGGTGTGCTTCGAGATGAATCGACGGGTAGTCTTATTCATTGGATGCTTACCTAGATGTAGTAGGTTAGTTGGTTGTTGTAGACACATATTGGGTTTCGGTTTTGATTTGTCCTTGTTCGAGGTCAAGTAAAGAATATAGATAGGTCGTAC